AATCCTTAGTTCCGAGGCTGACCGCTAATAATCCTGAGGTGCATGTGAAGCCACGTCAGAGCCCTGACGATACAGCTCTGGCTGATAAACTGCAAGCGGCTCTCGATTATCTGTGGTACACAAACCACATGAAGGGGGTTAAGCTTCCAGAGGCTGTAATACATGCTTTGAAGTATGGAACTGGACTATTTAAGGTGGTATGGGATCCTGAGTTGCATGATGAGTTAGGTGATGTTAAATACACTGTTGTGCATCCTATGAACTTTTTTCCAGATCCTCGGTCTTATACAATAGAAGACATGAATTACTATTTTGTGAAGATGCCAAAAGCTTTAGAGTATTTTGTAAGACGTTGGCCGAATAAAGGTCATCTAGTTATTCCAGACCATGATTGGATGGATACTGAGGACTTAGCAGGCCGGGCCAGAGATACTGGAGAAGAAGTAGCTACTCTCATGGAGTATGGATTTAGAGATGAAAACGGCAACACCTGTGTAATGTATTACGCTGGAGATGTTGTTCTCGATGTTTTCGGTGGTACTTACGATGCTGACGAGGGAGACGATATAGGGACTCCGGTTTTCCCACACAATCGTTTTCCGTTTGCAAAGGTGGTTGATTATCCTAGTGAGAAAGAGTTCTGGGGAGTCGGTGAGATAGAGCTTATCGAAATTGTTCAGACTCTTATAAACTCTTTTGAAGCTAGTATCATAGATAACACAAGATTAATGGCGAATAACCAGTGGATGGTAAATAAGTCAGAATCTGGTTTGGACGAAACCGATGCAAGTATACTGGATAACGTTCCCGGCAGTGCGATATTCACTCATAATGGTGGGGTTGAACGGATACCCGGTACACCAATACCCCCACATATTCCGGCTCACCTTGAGAGCCTGATATTCTGGTTGGAGCAGATCTTAGGAGTACACGATGTGGTACAGGGTAGACAGCCAGAGGGCGTGAGGGCTGCTTCCGCTATTATCGCTTTGCAGGAAGCGGCTAATGTGAGGGTTAAGGAGAAAGCTAATCACATGGAGATAGCCGTAAGAGAGCTGTCAGAGCAGGCTATTTCTCTTATACTTGATAATTATGAAGAACCTAGAATGGTTCGTATTGCAGGTCAGAGTATTCCGACTACTCTTGATGTTAGAGAGGCGCTGGAAGAAAGAGTATTTGATGCCGCACAGCAGGCAGGTATGCTGGAAGAAGAGTCTATGATGGGAATGGGTATGATTGAAGGTCCGGGCATGGGTCCAATAAATGAAATGGAACAGCTTCCTCCGGGGGCTATGGAAGAGTTAATGACTGAAGTTAAGTTTCCGGAGTTTGATGTAGAAATTAACGTAGGTCCGAGTATACCACAGAGTAAGGCTTTGCTTTACGAGCAGGCTAAGGAGTTTTACCAGTTGGGAGTTATTGACAGACAAGCAGTTCTGGAAGTTACTAGCTTCCCGAACAAGGAAGAAATACTTGCTCGTATGCAGGCAGAGGAAGAGGCTATGATGGGAATGGAAGAACCGACAGAACGGGTCGGAGAACGAACTAGGTAGGAGGTGATCTTAAGTGACCAGATGCGTGCTTTACGGCGGTTACACAGAGACTGAAGGTAAAAAGCCAAATTATCGTGAAATGCCGGTAAAAAAACCAAGCGGTGGTAAAGCAAGTGGGGAGACCCATTTACGAACTTTTCCGGCACGAAACAGGCTTACTGCCATGTCTCAAAGAAAGCCTTTTGGTTAATATACTGTCTGACAAGACAATAAACATGGGTTAAAAGTTTATCGAAAGAACACACTACAGCCGACGGGCTATAAACGGAAATTAGGGTCGTACGGACCTAAAACGGAGGAGAACGAATGTTTGACGAAACCAAAGAGAAAGAAGACCTGCAAGAGGAAGAAGAATTGCAGGGGGAAGAAGAGATAGAAGAGGAGATTGAGGAGGAGATTGAGGAGGAAGAAGAGGAACCCAAGGAAGAGTCACGGAGCTACACTCAACAACAGATTGATGAGATTGTAGAACGGCGCTTGAATCGAGAGAGACGAAAAATGTCAAAGGAGCTAGGAGTACCAATGGAACAAGCTAAAGAATATGTTGAAGCAGGGATGACAGTATCGCAGGTGGCTAACATGACACCCTCTCAGGTCAGGCAGAGACTCTTACAACGGCAGCAACAGCAAGGTCAGCAACAAGCCCAGACACAGGGTAACTATCAGGCTGCCCCTCCTGTGGATGATGAAGTCCGTAGGGAGATAAGGGAGCTGAAGCAAACGCTGACTGATAAAGACAAAAAAGACATGCTTCAAAACGAAGAAGCAAAGGCACGACAGGAGTTTGGTTCTCTGTATGACGAGTATGCTGAGGACATCAGGGAAAAAGCGGAAGACCTGGATATTTCTCCAGTAGATGCGGCCGCTATGGTTCTGAGAACAAAGCTGAAAGATCATTATGAGACCCAACAAAAGAACAAGCAACAAAGGAAAAAGAGACGTAAAGTGGAGGGTTCGGAAGAGAGTCCTCCAAAGGGTGACGATCCTAATACAGCTCTTAGCGATGCCCAGAAGAATACGGCTCGTAAGATGAGGATTCCACTTGAAAAGTATTACAACCGGCTCAAAGAGCTGGGTGAAATTTAAAAGGTGAGGTGAAAAGTAGATGGCTTTCACATTTGTACGAAATATGATGAGCGGCATGTCCCCTGTGGCAGTTGCCAAGGACATCGAGAAGTTTGAGGTAGATACTGACATGGAAATTGGCTATGTTGCCAAGTTTGACACCAGCCAGCCAGCGAAGTTAATTGCACCGGATGTTGATGACGATCAGTGTGCTGTTGTCACTTTGGAAGCGGGCAAAGAAGCTGATGATGACAAGGTTAGGGTTCACTGGATTGTTCCGGGTCATGTCTATAAGGCTAAAGTTACAAAATCTGATGGTGATGATTTAGGACCGGGTAGTGGTGGAACGGATATGGACTCTGACATTACTACCGGAGCTAGAGTTCGGCTGAACGCTAACTTTACAGGGGTCGATGGTGAGCAAGCACCTGACGATGAGTTTCCTCTTACAGTTATCAAGGTTGAATACGATAACGACAAGCGAGAGGATACTATGGCGTGGGTAGTGTTTAACTGTTGTGCAGTTAACAGCACTCAGACTAACACTTAAGATTGAGTAGCTAAAAATTTAAAGGTGAGGTGAAAAGTAAATGGCTACTGCAAGAAGAGAACATTTTGGCAAGTTGTTAGAGCCGGGACTTCGTGAAGTATTTTATGAGGTCTACGACCAGCAACCAACTATGATTAACGATATATTTAACGTACAGACTACTGATAATCCTTATGAGGAAGACGTAAGTATTGGTACTCTGGGTAAATTCCCTGACTTTGAGGGTGTCGTGGACTACGACAGACCTTATCAAGGGTATAACGTGATTTATGAATTTCCTGAAATGGCGAAAGGTTTCAGGATTGAAAGGAAACTGTGGGATGACGAGAGGTACAATATCATCAACAAGCGTCCTGCCGCTCTGGCTATCGAAGCTACACGGAGGCGTGAGGAAGACGGAGCCAGTATCTTCAACAATGCGTTTGATACTGACTATCCCGGTCCTGATGATAAACCACTTATCGCATCTGACCACCCGTCTAAGGCTTATGTAGATAGCGGTGGGTCGGAAGGTATTGAGGAAAGGTCTAACGTGATTGAAGGTAATCCAAAGCTTAGTCATTCTGCTTTGCAGGATGCTAAGAATGAAATGAGGGATTTCCGTAACGATCGTGGCAACCGGATTTCGGTAGTTCCGACTACGCTTTTAGTGCCTGTGGATTTGGAAGAAGAAGCATGGATGTTGATGGAGTCTGATAAGACCATCCACACCAATGAAAACAACCCTAACATCCACGAAGGCCGCTATAAGCTGATGATTTGGGACGAACTCAGCAATCCTGACGCTTGGTTCCTTATCGCTGATAATTACAAGGACATGTTCCTTAACTGGTTTGACCGTATTCCTCTGGAATTTGCTATGGAAGAAGAGTTTGATACTCTCGTAGCTAAGTTTCGGGCGTATATGCGTTACGCTGCTGGATGGTCCGACTGGGTATGGATTATGGGGTCTGACGGTTCTGAAAGCTAGAAGTAAATAAGGGAGACGGTCTCAAGACGGCCATGCCTCCTGTGCGGTCTCCCTTATATTAAACTATGGAGGTGTAAGAAATGGGTTTATATGGATTAAGAAAACCCGGTGTTCATAATACTGGGCCTGTAGTGTCTGAGAACGGTTTTAGAACAGGCAAGCGAGGTAATA